CATGCGTTTACATGCTCGATCGAGGCGTTAAGCTCATCAACATGAGTAAAGACTTTGACGCTGCTATCACATCAACCATGATGCGCAGGGCATGCAATCATATCCGCGACCATCGTCGCATGAATTATGATTATGTCACAACAATGCTCGAGCGCGAGCACCTCGCTGCGCCTGATGACTTTGTGCATGTTGACTGGGAGATCGATCACGCAGTGATTAAAGCTGAGATGATCAAGCGTTGTACCACAGACCTACAGCGCACTCTCGCTGAGGTATATCTTGACTTTGATGGGCTGAGTATCAACGAGCACGCGCGTCGTTGGGGCTTGAATGAAAACTCTTTGCATAGTGCCGGGCGATCACTAAAGGCGATCTTGAAGGAAATTGTAAATGAGCAATAAAGACGATCTCAAAGGGCTCGCAGCTCGCGAGCAAGCCTCATCTATTAAGGCGACAAAGGCGACAAGCGCGCGCGCGACCACTGGCCCTAGAGCGCCAAAGTACGCGACCAAGGTCGACAACTTTCTACGCCTGCTCAGTGAGGGTCACAGCATCGAGGCAGCCGCAGTCGGTGCAGAGCTCGTGCGCCAGACTGTATACGAGTGGATGAATAAACACGACGACTTTAGGGCCGAGGTCGAGGACGCGCGACATATGGCAGAGGGCTCGATTATGGCAGAGCTCCGAGGAGCTGCTACGCGCAAGGATGACACGCGCGCGCTCATGTGGCTCTTGAGTAAACTGCGCCCCGATCTATACGGTGATAAGCAGGCGCTCGAGGTCACGACCAAGAAAGACGACGGTGTGCCAGAGGTGATCGCGATGCTACAGCAGACACAGCACCTCGTAAATAAAGACTCAGCAGGATCAGCCGACCAAAGCCAAGCCGACTGATCCTGCAAAGATCAAGCGAGAGAGATATGCCACAGAATAAACTCAAAATCAACCGGCCTTCCCTCTCTAGCAATTGGACACCTGAGCAGATGCGCGCAGGCGCTGTGCGTATCCATAATCGTTTCGCCTCGCTCCTCACCTCAGTAATCGAGTCGGCAGACTGGGCAAACTACCGACAGACAAAGCGCCCTCTTGAGGTGGGTCGCCCTGCTTGGCCTGATCCGGGCGAGTATTGCGACCTCGTGCTACAGCGACGCAACGGCCCTGCCGAGGTCGCGCTCGAGGTCAAGACCCGACATATAAAGATCGATGACTTTAGATCACCGGGTGAGATGCTTGATAGCGTACTCGACCATATGGGCACACACCTGCACAACCTGCAGAAGCTCGCGAGCCAAAGCGAGGCGCTGTGGTGCGTCGCGCTCGGTCTATATCGCGCACCCTTTCAGAGCGCTGCGATACATTATGAGACGCCTTTTAGCGTCGTGATGATCTGGGGTCGATCGGTCGGCAGAGATGGGCCGATGAGTCGCGCATACTTTCACTCGTTGGCAGAGCTCGATCGCGCGATGTGCTCCTCAACTGAGGTCGCGCAGTTCTTTGAGCTCGCATCGCATAAGAAGCCATCACCCAAAGTCGACGAGCCACAAGACATCGAGGAGCTCATCGCGCGCAGTCACATACCACGAAAGCGCAAGCAGACTCTCCTCGCGCTCTACAAATGGCCCGACAAGCCGATGGCCCTTCGCACTTACCTGCGACAGTTCGCGACCGAAACCTGCTCAGAGTACAGTTTGAAGCACTATACCCTCGACTATGTCGAGCGAGGCATCGTCAAAGGCTATAAGCCCAACACGAGCAAGCATAATTTAAAGATCGATGAGCAAGCGCTGATCGCTTACCTGCTAACGGCTGATCATGAGTGATCTAATCTTAAACGATCTACAGCTTGAGGTGATCGGAGGCATAAGGCGCTCTGATCGCGTGATCGCTGCGCGCTGTGGATGGGGATCAGGCAAGACGAGCTCGCTCGTGTTCGCGTTGTGGTTTATCGCTAAGACCCGTCCGGGCACAACCTCGCTTTTAATCACCGACACAAACAGCAGATACAACTCGGTGTTGATGCCTGAAATCGAGAAATGGTTGATGCCTCGAGGGTGGACATATAACCACACACTCAGGCAGTGGGTCGATACATACACCGGCAGCGCGGTGCTTTGTCGTTCTTACTTTCGGCCGGGCACGCGCGACGCCTCGCACAACCCGCTTGAGGGTATCAACGTTACCTCGGGCGTCGCGCTTATTGACGAGTGCCAAACGCTCAGCGCTGAGGTTGCGCATAAGGCGCTCGGTCGTCTGCGATCGGGGCCGAGCCCGACGCTGATTCTCGTTGGTCTGCCGGTCGCAGATGCCTGGTGGTGCCAAATGGCAGAGGATGCCGGCAACCCTCCTCTGCTCTTTACCTCGTATGTAAACGAGGCCAACCTCTCAGAGGCTTGGTTTGAAGCGACTGAGCTCCTACCAGAGGACGAGCGCGAGGCGATGGTCATGAATCGACCAAAGCCACCAAGCGGGCTCGTGTATCAAGAGTTCAGCATCGAGTCTCATGTGATCGACGACTTTAAATACTCGCCTGAGATGACAGGGCGCATCGCGATCGACTGGGGATTCAGAAAGCCTAGCGTGCTGATCTTGGTTTATGACGAGGCGCGCGAGGCGTCGGTGGTAGTGCATGAGATCAACCCGCAAGAGGTGACGATCAGGCAGCTAGCTGAGATGATCCTGCGCGTCGCTTGGCCTCGTGCGCTCAAAGATCAAGCGCCCGGCCCTCGCATCTGGCTCGATGCAGGATGCGCAGACAAGGCAGGCAAGGCGCGCAACGATCAGACAGGGCGCAGCGCATTTCGTGAGGTTGCAAAGCCGATCGAGGCAGGTGGCATCGGTATGCCTCTGAGACACACGACCGACCCAGTGCGCACAGATGTATTAAACGGTGTGCAGAAGCTCAAGCGCGCCTTTGCTCGCAGTCGTTACTTGATCACTCGCGAGGTGTGGACAAGAGGCGAGCGCGCTACAGGCAACAGCTTGCGCAAGGCGCTCATGTCATATGCTTGGGATACTAAAGAGCAACCTAAGAAAGATGGTCGCGAAGATCCTCTTGATGCACTACGCTACGACTGTATTTTTAACTATTGGGCCGACGAGGTATCTCGCAGCTCATACACACCAAGGCGCACGCCAAACCGCACCAAGCGCGCAGGCATCATCACCGATCGAAGGGGCTTTTAAATGGCAGATCCAACACTGACACCAGGGCTTCTCGACAAAGTGCTTGACCCTGAGAACCTCGTCGCAGTCGTGACAGTCGGCATTATGTACATGCTTTATACTTGGGTCAACAAGCGCTTTGAGCTAGAGAAGCAAGAGCAAGATGAGATCATCGAGAGGCTTGACGACTATCATGATGAGCTCTGCAAACTCGAAGGCCAGATTGAGGCTCTCAGAAAGCAGATTGATCGTGGTTAGTTATCCTTACTTATCAGAAGAAGATCTGCAACGCATTGACCTCACAGCAGACGAGCCAAGCTCTGCCGTCGATCATCCTCAGCACTATCATGCTGAGTCAGGCGTGGAAGTGATCGACGCGATCGAGGCTTGGGGCTTGAGCTTCGCGCTCGGTAACGTCGTCAAGTACGTCGCGCGCTCAGGTCACAAGGGCAACGCGCGAGAGGACTTGCAGAAAGCGCTCTGGTATCTCACACATGAGCTCGCCAAATACGACGACTAGTTTTGAGTGGTGCGAGCGCTGCTCATCTTGGCAGGAGCTCGGCAAGCCTCATCGATGGCGATATGCGAGATCGATCTGCACCGACGAGCGCCCGACTGACTTTGAAGCGCTAAAGGCTCGAGGCAGGTGGCCTCATCATAATAAAACGAGTTAACGAATGGAGAGAACATGCTTATCAACGCAGACTGCTTTGAAGCCCTTAAAGATCTAGCTGATAACAGCATTGAGGCGGTTGTTACAGATCCACCTTATGGGCTAGGCGCTTGCACACCCGCTCAGGTGGCGGAGTGCTTACAAGCTTGGAGCTCAGGCAAGACATGGAAGCCCAAAGGCTCTGGCTTTATGGGGAAGGCTTGGGATGCTTGGGTGCCACCTCCTGAGCTGTGGCGTGAGGTGTTCAGGGTGCTTAAACCAGGGGGGCACGCTCTTGTGTTTGCAGGGTCACGGACACAGGATCTTATGGGTATGAGCTTGAGGCTTGCAGGCTTTGAGGTGAGGGACGTAATTCAGTGGCTTTATGGCTCAGGCTTCCCTAAGTCTCACGATGTGAGTAAGGCGCTTGATAAGATGGCGGGGGCGGAGCGTGATGTGGTAGCAAAAGGCAAGTCAGGAACAACGGCTATTTGGAGTGCGGATGGTGGCATGGGCTCATTTAACATTACTGCACCATCAACTCCACAGGCTAAACAATGGGAGGGATGGGGCACAGCCCTCAAGCCCGCATATGAGCCAGCGCTTTTAGTGCGAAAGCCTCTGAGTGGGACGGTGGCACAGAATACGCTTGATCATGGGTGTGGGGGGTTGAATGTTGATGGGTGTAGGGTGGAGACTGATGAACAGCTTGGCAGGGCATGTGGTGGATGGTTAAAGGGTGATTATGTTGGAGGGCAGACCCCCAGATGGAATAGTCTTGGCACAACTAAAGAGGGCGGGCGCTGGCCCTCAAACATCATCCTAGACGAGCAAGCCTCAGAGCAACTAGAACAGCAAGCGGGAACCTCACGCTTCTTCTATACGGCCAAGCCAAGCGCAAGCGAGCGCCACGCAGGGATAAGATCTGAGGGTGAGCGCGCCAACGTACACCCAACAGTCAAGCCCATCGACCTCATGAGGTACCTGATAAGGCTCATTACCCCACCTCATGGAACTGTGCTTGACCCCTTTATGGGCTCAGGCTCAACAGGCTGTGCAGCTGCTCTTGAGGGCGTGAGCTTTATAGGGATAGAGCGTGAGCCTGAATACTTCGCTATTGCTCAACAGCGTGTTGCCTATTGGGGCGGTGACGTTGAGGCGCTTGAGTACCCACCAGAGTCAAAGCCTGAGCAATCTGACACGCTCCCCTTGTTTGATTGGCTTGACAACTAGCACGATTAAGCCAACACTAAAACCGACGCATGTATAAGCCTAACGATCATCTATTGATACCCTCGAGGGCTCATGCGCAAGCTAGACTACCAAGCCGATTCTGAGGAGACACCTCGACACATGAGGGCGCTCCATCCTCGCTTTAGTACGCGAGGCATCTCAGGCACGATGCTGTCTGGTGGGATGATCTCAGGCTATGAGCGAAACGCACAGCTCACCGGGCTCAACTGGGTGCGCGAGGC